ACTTTTTGCAAATGGAGATGTTCTTCACTAACTAATAAGATAGTGATGATGTACTGTTTGTCAATGATGATATACTGTTTGTCAATGATGATATACTGTACTATCAACAAAGAAGAAGATGTTTTTTTTTTTGTAAAGTAAGTAGTGGAAAAATTTTGAAGTACTGTTTCTGTGTACACACTTTAGTACTTTTTACAAATGGAGATGTTCTTCACTAACTAATAAGATAGTGATGATATACTGTTTGTCAATGATGATACCCCTCACGTTATTGAGGAGAAAAATATTTCTAAGCAGGCTCTTTTCACATCATTTATCAGAACTCGAGAAAGATAAGATATTTGGAAATCTATAAGTTGAATGATCATCTCGGCTTCTATATGTCTTTGCCAGAGTGTTAGAATTGGTGGCTGATTATTTTCGTCAAACTCAAAATAAGCTTTTAGGATGCTAAACATGGACTTAGAAAGAAATCATTTATAAACTTTGATTTACAGTGTGAAAAATTTTTATACAAAAAGTTGATAACTTGATTGAAAATAATTGAGGATATTTCATTCCTTAAATGGATGACGACGAAGAAACCCAAGCTACATCTGATGTAACCTCAATAGATACCTTTAACCAACAGCTTCTGGATGATAAGATTCAAGATTTGATGGCGCTGTTAAAACTCATCTCTAAAATACAGGCTAATGAGAAAATATGTTTTGCATCCAGACAGATTCTACCAGCACATTCTCTATCAACTGCATTGCGGAGAATATGGGATAAGGAAAGTAGAATCTCAACCTTGGATCGACTTAACAAACTTTTAATCACATTCCGAGAAGTGGATAAAAACCCAAACGTTACAAACAGCTACAAGGAACAATTGCTGATGGACTTGGAAACATCACTAACCGGAGTGTTTAATTTACGAACTACCTATAATGACGACCGTGACTTCATTGCAAAGTTAGAAGTATGGATTCGAAATGTTAACGTTATTTTGCAGGAACATAAGAAAAAATAATTTATTTAGATATAAAATGTCCACAGCTGTTGCTAGCTATGAACAGTATGTAAAAACACATAATAAGTTGGGTCTTAGCTATCATGAACGACATCACAATCCCTTCCTTATATATTGTTACAACGACGATGCGCAGTTTGCATTAAATTACATTACTGAATACCAACCACCTCAACTGCTATTGGTGAAAGGGTTTTTCGTAACCTGCAAATATGGAAAGATTATTACCGCCTATGAATTGGCAAAATATGTAAGCCTAAATACTGTCGGTATTGGATCGATATTGGCATATGATAATGGTCACTTGATATTGTTCAATATTCTGGATGATATCTATCGCAGAGAAATAAGTATTAAAAACTCAGACGAGTTAGTAGTTATCACTGCGGCTACCAATGGAGATGTTCAAAGTCTACAAAAACTACAGGGAACCCCCATTAACAGATCGATAATAGACTATGCATCTGAACAGGCTTTAAAGAATGGCCACACAAACATCTATTTTATGCTTAAAAATAACTTCTAATTAACGAACAAGTTGAGGTAATCACCTCAATTTCTGTAAGATTATTGCGACAGCACAGTTGATGTAATTAAAAAAGTTGGACATGTAGGTAGACTAAGATCACCATTATTTGAACATGCAGGTATATATGCACCAACCTTACCCCCCTGTAAGGTTAACAAGTCAAAGGTTTCATCAGGAGACCATGTGGTAGGAATAGCTATCTTTACTCCATCAGGAGACCATATTAATTGTTGAGGCATTATCTCAGTAAATTTTAGTTCTTCAGATGGTGAAACCTTAATCACTACAGTTATTGGAGCTTGTTTTGCGAGATACCATTTGCCGGTTCCACATGAGGACACTGTTAGATTCTTGGTAATGCTATCAACCACCAAACATTTACCGGATGGTTGCAATATATTATACAGTCCATCACCGGCAGGAAGTAAAAGCCACTGTTGATTCGGCTGTCTATCACACCGACCACTTGTAACACTTTGATTTGTGGTATCATACGCAGTGCAGATATTATTATATTGCAATGATACTAAAGCATCTCCGTAATAATCACAGTTAACAATAGGTTCGAAACAGTTGGCTTGCGATAATTCACATGTGTATGGAAAAGAGCAATCTACATAGGCAGTTTCTGTATAGCCAATATCTCTAGGGATACCATTAAGATCCACACAGCCAGTTTTAAGACATTGTCTAGTGCCTTTAATACCTGCTACCATATTTGACGGTGTGCACACGAAACCATTTCCAAGATTTGCACCGGGTTCTTCGGTAGTATTCAAGTGAGTACCTTGATATACATTACAGATATTAGTGAATGAAAACTGTGACCATGGCGAAACACTGTTCAGATAATCAGTAACGATCTGAACTGCAGTCAGTGGTGGTGGTTGTACTCCAACTTGAAATCGTAACAGAAACACAAACACAAACACTAGTATCATCAGAATTAATATACTCACTGCCAACCAGATAGCTGGTTTAAACATTTTTCTACCGCAGAAAATGGATGAGTATTTTCGCACGCGGCTATCTCATGAGGCTCTACTACCATGGGGTGTTACACCCAGTAAGATAACTATTCCACTGAAAGGATTTGAACACGCTCACCGACTCCTAAGTGCATTGTGTTATTTACATAGCAATCAGATCCTCCACAGAAACCTGACTCCAGACTCGGTTGTGATGTGGAGAGGAAACGTATATGTAACGAATCTTGATAGTGCAGAATTTGTATATGCATCCAAACAGACATCAGCACCGTTACAGAACAGTAGTTTTCCAGACCCAGGAAGTCAAGAACCTCAACTTCTACTTTACACACAATATTCCAATCCAGCACCTGGATATCAGGGAGATCTGTGGACACTCGGGTGCACTTTGTGGGAACTATATTCCGGTGAACCTGCCTTTCCATGGGATGTCAATGAGGATTCTCCCGAGCTTTTGGATGTGAATATTCGGTGTGAAATTCTTCCAGGATATTTGCGACCATTGGTAAAACGGTTACTTCAAAAATACACACCTCCTCTCGAATATGATAATCTCCATGAGTGGCTGGATGATAACCTCCCAGGTTCACCTCCTTTATCAACCCGAGCATTACTGAAAGCTCACTTTGTGGGATTTCCAGATTTGAAATATGCCACCCCCAAATTGGAATACCTATACCCGCTAAAGTTAAACTCCACATATCTCCATAAGCGAAAGAAGATGTTTCAAACCCTATGGACGGGAGTTGAAGCTACCAATAAAAACATTGGGGTTCTCATTCAACAGGGGCAGGGAATCGATGCGGAAAATGCCGGAATTAACACTCCCACTACTATATCTCTGTTTTATTTCAACCAAGCATTGCAACAGGCTCCTAAGGAAATGCTTGAGCTGTTTATGGAACCTGCATGGACTACACTTGATGAAACCACCGCTAATCAGAAAGTCAATGAGTATTTACAAAATCAGGCTTTGTTAGTTAAACCGTCAGCAATTGTCTGAACTCTAAAATGGCCAAGAAAAAAGGTAAAAACTCGAAGTTTCTCATCAGGGCTCTTCGAGTATTATTAATTCTCGCATTGATTGCAGCTGCTGGTATTGACTGGTATTTGGTATTTCTTTTGAATCAAAGTCCACCTGATTATTGGCGTCTACGTAAATTTGCAGGTATTGCTGGTGGGTTTTTATTTTCAATAGCTATTTTACTTGTGGCAGTGTTTGTACTGATGTTCTTTACTGGCTCGACATTTATGGCCAAAGGATTGTTCAGCTTTGCAGGTATTTATTTCATCTTTATCTTTGTATTGGTGTGGGTTGTGTTCATTCTTAACTTTAAGATTATGCCCAGTGCTAAGTATCTGGCTGGTGAACCGAATGCTACTGAAGAGGAAATCGCAGACGCCAGAAAACATATCTTGAATTTGGCAATTGCAGCTGCTAGTGTTGGAACTGTTATCGTATTTTTATATTTAATGGCTGGAATTATTAGAGCTATCATTTCTAGCAAACAGGAGAAAGCAGAGGAGGAAGAAGAAAAAGACACCGATTCATTAGATGAGGTAATGGATGAACTCTTGAAAGGCTAGTTATATTCTTAACACATACGTATACAAACCTATAAGTGAGTGGAATCTAAATGTAGGGTCGTCACAAAAACTACTATCTGTAAGTAAATATGCAATATATTTAGCGTATATTTCCGTTGTGGGGTTTAATTCTTTAACACTATCGTGAGTAATATACATTTGAAGTAACGGCATTGCCATTTGTAACCATGCGTTAACTCCTTCATCTGATTTGACAATCTGTGTGAGTTTCATGTATTCCTTAAAGTAAGAAACAAGTTTGTCTAATGTGTGTGTGGATTCTTTGAATTTATTCATTGGCGAGGGTATGAAATTCCGCAGATGAACATCAACAGGTGCATTTAATAATTGAATAGATGTAGGTCTCTTTTGTGGATCCACAGTTAGCATTGACAGGATTATCTGTCGATACTGTTCCGGAATATTTTGTGAAACCCTCATGGGTATGTCTGAAACCATTTTGAAGAAAATATCTTTGTTATCAGTAGGAAATAACATCTTCCCAGATAACAATTGAAACAAAATACATCCTAACGACCAGACATCTGCATTGCAAGTAAATGCATCTTCGTTCCATATTTCAGGTGCACGGAAGGGTGACGACTGTAAAACAAATCTAAAACCGTCTGGGTATGCATTTAAATATCGTGGTTTATTACCAGGAACAAGAACCGAGATTCCAAAATCGATGATTACAGGATAATCTTCATATTTCCAAATAATGTTTCCAGGTTTAAGATCTGCATGCATAATACCCAAGCTATGAATATATGCCAATGCTGACAGAAGTCGGTTTATTATTGTTCCGAAATTTTTTTGGCTGGGCTGTTTATCATATATAGGCATATACATGTATACAAGGGAAAGATCACTTTCAATATTGATTGGTTTAATAATATGTGGATGATCCAACATGGATAAAAGACTTACTTCTGACACGGTGCTGTAATTATGATTTGGCATTATTTTTACAGCTCTTGTAGGTAGCTTATCGTTAGTGTTATCATCAGATACACATACCTCTCCGTAGCTTCCTTTACCTAGAGGACGAACTACAACATAATCCCCAGGAAGTTTCCTTCCGGGTGTGCATAAGGGTTCAGGTTCAAGTTCAGGTTCCATTTTCTATATCTAGATTTTTTTCACGATGATCCTAATTAGGATCATCCAAAATATTTGTTTGTATACCACAAACACCACTTACATAGCGTTAGGATATCTAACACGGCGACCGTGAGCGAGTTCTTCCTTATCTGTTAATTCCCGACGAATACGTTCCAATTGTGGTGGGCATACTGCAAACTCACCTCCTCGATCAGCTTCAGGACCCGTTTCGACTCCTTTAGCTACTCGACAGTGATAACCACGATCGCGCTCCTTTTCAATATAGATACCATCGATAACAGGAGTTCCAGGAACCTTGTTATCAGCTCTAACATAGCTGGTGGTATTTACACTTGAGCGTCTACTTGGTTGTGCATGGTTCATATGGGTGATAGTATACACAACTGGTTCATCATTATTGTTATAGAATGAAACCGCACCCACCAGATTATCCATATCTTTAACATCTTCAGGCACTGGCATTGGAGTGTGATTGGCCTTCTTGTGTCTAATATAATTTACTGCATCTTCCTCGTTGTTAAACACCTTTACGGTAGAGGTGGAATTCATAAGATGTTTCTGAACTACAAAAGTATCCATTTTATGAGAAAGAGAAATTTTTAAATAAATTTCGTAAAAGCTGACAGAAGCCATGTCTAAGTAAAATACTGGGATGATAATCCCAAATACCGGTTAGAATTAACTTTTGAAGCTGTTTTGTGTTGAACCAGCCAATAGCTGTCTTTTCAAAAAATCCATCTGGACATGTAGGTAGATATTCATACCCGGGTTTATGTGGGTGACTTAATGCACACTTGGTAAGATATTCATGCACATTTCTGTATATTTGAGGTAGGTGAGGATCATAATTAATAGGTAACAAGTATGCGTACACACCCTCGTATCGCAAACAGAAATTATCATTAAGCTGGTTGTAAATATCCTCTAATGAACCTAGAAAGCCCATTGATTCCTCATAACATTCACGAGCGCTAGCTCTCTTCAATGATGTGTCAGAAGCTTCCATACCACCTGCGAAATGCGCCCATTTGTTTTGGTCATGCCAATCATTTTGAGCGTGTTCCTTACCCAGCAGAAGATAATGTTCACCAGTGCTTGGATCTCGAGCGTAGGGAATTACACCCACGTATACCATTTTCCTAATTAGGAAAATTGTTTGCGTGTTTTAAGGGATAACTTTGAGTAATTCCTGAAGTTTAGGTTCTTCGATATCTTTATATACGTTTTTTAGTTCATCGATAAGATCTTGAAGAAGATCCTTATCATATTTAGTAGAGAATGTATTTAAAATTTGCAATATTTCATCAGGAGAATGAGTATGTTTACCAAATTCAAATTTGATGTTGTATTTTTTTAAGATGTTGTTAACAGCCTGTACACGTTCTGGATCATAGATATGCTTCACTATGTTTTCATCTTTTAATACCTGTATGAATAAATTATACTTATCAATGGTTGTTAGAATGGTATCTGTGCACACATTTATGAGTTCGGTAAAATTAGACATGAGATTATTCAAAGAATCTGAAATATTTGATTTATCTATTATTGGCGCTTTATCTCTGAGCGCATGTAATACATTATCAATATTGGCATCTTTTTGATTACTACTGTTATCATAAGTATCAAAGACCTTGTCAACTGCTTTATTGGAGAGTTTATTTAAAAGCTCAAAGATATTGTCTTCGCTACTCTCGGTGGTAATCTTCTTCAGTGTGTTCAAGTTGGCAATGACGACTCCCTTTTGATTCTTATAAGGTATTTCTCGCTTAATTTGTGTAATAATTGTGTCGATCATATGATCGTTAAGGTCAATACTCTTAAGATAATCAATTAAGACGATAAGTGCCTGAGCAGTATCCTCAGGCATGTTCACGGGTGAAAACTCATTTGCATGGAGAATCTTATTGACGACAGCATACACACGGTGAAGAACATCATTGTTAATCAATGAGGATAACATGCTTATCTTCAACATAACCATGTCAAAAGTTCGTTTGTCATTGATATTGTTCTTCCAGAAACCAAGGAGCTTCTCAAGCTCCAGCAAAGACAGACAAAATTCAATACCTTCTTGAAAAGACATTTTAGTTTCGCTAAAAATATGTTTACATAACTTTTGTTAAAAATAAATTTAACACTTCTACATAACTAATATCTTAATACAGAAAATGGCTGATGTTGACTTAGATCTTCCAATTGGATCGATCGATGGGTTGGCAGAGAATTATCTCGCATTTTATGCCGATGATGATTTTGAAGTGACATATCAAGTAGATTTACACAGACTTGTTGCTGACTGTCCAGATATTTCTTTGGAGAAATTCGAATTAACTATTATCTTAATCAGTCAGGAGTTCTGGAGACGATCTGTGATAAACTCGATGATGAGCTAAAGTCTCTTCGACAACAATCCAATTATGATAAAATTACACTGATATCAACACAGTTTTGAAAATCTTTTATGATCCCACGAAACGTGGTTATGCGTCAGAGGAGAATGCAGAAATAATAAATAAGGGCGATGTTATGAGTGAAGCTATCAAGTATTATACACAAACATTATTCACATATTATACAAACTTGATAAGAGATCATCTTGATTCCAGCAATTCTTCTGAGTTTTACAAGCACTTGTTTAAAGCATTCTCGACTTTGAGAACGTTTACTCAGGAACATATGTGTTAAATAACTTTATTATCCACTTAATTAAGTGGATATTGCTTCTTTTTTTCACATGAATACCTGTTGCCATTCACCTGCGCCACTCCATACTCTGTGGAAGACAAATGGCCGTTCAGGTGTTACAGCTCCGTGTTCATCTGCAAAGTTCATAAACTTAGTATCCTCTAATGTTAACAAGATGTTTAATAACGAAGAGATGAGTTTGCTATCTGAAGGAGGACTCTTTTGATCTCGAGTATTAAAATATTCTTTAAACATTGCACCAGTTACTGTGTAACCACTGAAGTCATTGATTATCTCACAGTCACGTTCAAAATAGGGATAATCACTTGTTGCATTTATTAAATCCAATGGAAACTCTGCATCTGAACGCGGTAGCCATTGGCTACCTCTGACTAACTTTCCTGGCGGAGGTGCTAACAGCAAGTCATCATCATCCAACATGGTCACAGTATCATCATCTTTGATATCACCCTTCAACAATTCATAGATCTTGACAAGGTGTTCAAACTGCTTAAGTGGTTCAGGCGAGTGATATACTCTGACTCCTGGATATTCAAAATTATTACCTGAGATAGATATTACATGAGTATATTCTGGAAGATTTAGCTTGATGACACTCTCAACTGTCCACTGAAGAGTGATCAGACGCTCCTTATTACCAGCATGGCTGGCTGTCAGAATATAATGCATTTTTGGAAATTAATAAATATTAGTTATTAATTTCATTTAAAGTTTTGTGAAATATCTACTTCACACACACACATATTTGTTGTTTGAAATATTGATTATTTATTTTGATTTTTATCTAAGTAAAAATGGAAAGGAATAAAATGTCACCTATGTGGTTCGTTATATTGCTGTGTGCTCTCTCGACAGAGACAATGGCGCAAAATTGTTCCTTAGGTCAATACTCCTATATGTTTGGATGGCCTATAATTACATATCCAGCAAGTAAAAATAATCAAGTTTTCACCGCCTCATGCGAACCGTTCATGACGGGTGAGAATACGTTTATATGCATTGGAGGAGGAATACAATTAATAAATTCAACATGCAGTCTTGATGTCTTCTCTGGTACTCCTACTGGAAATGTATCTCAACCTTTTGTTGGTACCGCTAATACTACATTATATCCTCTTATTAAGAATTGTTTTGGATGGTCAAATGGCACTAAGTATACTGGATATAACATCTCCATAGCCAGTGGTGATTATTGTTGCCAAAAGGTGGGTATTTATAGCCAAGGTGTATGTCAATATACTACATGTGGAGGTTTTGGAAACCTAACTGATGGTTTCATTGTAGATCCTGGAAAACAATTATGTGCATATAACTGCTTGCAACATACAGCTAACCAACCACTTATACAGTCTATATTTACAGGATCTCCAATAGCTAATTTAACTGGTTATCAGTTAAATCCACCAGTAGATAAAAAGGGATATGTATATGTTCCTGGAACATATCGAGATCTATATTTATTAGGTTATCAAGTGGATACATATATAGCTTACTATGGTTTCAATGCAACTATTGCCTGTCTATATAAAGGAAGTATAACTCCAAGAGGCTGTTTCGTATACGACAAATGTAGTACTAATCCAACCCTTAAAACATATACGGAATATGTACCTGACTCAGTGACGAATACTTGTTATGTTAATTGTTATGGCATTGAAGTTAATGCTCAACATCCACTAATTCGTTAAAGATTAACATATTAATTCCTTAATTAAGGAATTGTTGAGTTTTCAAGTAATACAGGTATATTTCTTGTTAGAAGAGTTTCTTAGGTGTTAGTTTCATATTGAACTGCTGTTTGAGTTTGGTTGGGGTGTGATATCTGACAGAGGCATTAGCTAATTCTTCATTAAACTCTTGAAGAGATCCTTCACCGTTTTGATACAGAATAGGGTTCATCTCATATCCACATACAATACACTTGGTGCAGTTACCAAAGCGACTGTGTTGATGGTGATTACACATATCTTGGATAGAGCTGATATTGAAATAATGTGGTTGCTGAGGATTAGTGCATTGGAAATAGAAGGCTCCAATTGGAATTTTCGCTTGGGTAATGGAGTCAAAGTTTTTACCTGTAGGAATAAGTCTAATCACTGCATTTTCAATATTTGGATGAAGTAACTCATCCCGAATGCGATCATTCCCCAGATCCTTGTTGGGTGATCTGTAAACAGGTGTATACTCAACAGGCGTGTGTTCGGCATCTTCTTGAGTTTGGTTGCGACTTGCAAGCTCAGCCTGCATATGTGTGTATGCCACTCTATTGTTGTATTCCTGATCAAATTTCTGTTCACCCACTAGCATCTGTTGCAGATAATCATTGCTCACATGATTTCCAAGCTGATTGTATTTCATAAGTAAATCGCCTGTGGCGATATCTCTATCCATAGGAATAGTGGGCTCAACATGAAAAGCGATCATAAACTTTAGGAGATCCAACGTGCTCAAATACTTAATATTAATGTCGGACAAAATACCGATACTCATCATACTGATATCGGCATTGGGTTGAACATCAAGTATCTCACCGATAATAGTTGCTAGTGACAGTTTGTCCAGACGTCGTAAATTTGTATAATATTCAAACGCGTGCATGTGTGAATTACCCAATACGATGTTCAAACTTGCAGGTATAAATGTCGATTGAAGATAGTTATCAAAGGGGAACAAGCTAACAAGTATCGTAAATAAAGTTTCATTTGAGTAGAACTGGAGAGCGGATGTGATATCATTTGTGGTGGCTTTAAGGTATTTTTCATATACATGTGTAATTTCTTCAGCTGAAAGATGGTAATCTTCAGCATTCGCATAGGGTGTTTTCCAGTCAAAAGCTTCCTGAAACCATTCCATTTACAACCTTCTAAATTTATAAAATTAACAGAAAATCCATCCTATTGAATAGGTAAATCGCGTATATATGTTAAGCATTTTTGATACCCTTTTCGGTAAATTCCAAACAGATCGGAATTCACCTTCAGGAACTGTCTGAAATGTTGCCGTTTGGGATTTCGGAGTTTACTCTTTAACCGCCACTTGTAGATCTTGAAGGAATATAGATAACTCTCATGTTCATTACATTCACACACAATATATAACCGATTGTGATATATACATGCAGACATGGGTTTTGATATTAACCGAAGGGTATATTCCACATGCGTAGTGTTATTATCAATATGTATACCTTCCTGAGTGATTGTATACCGATAGTCATTGTCCCAAATAACTGTGGTATTGGTGAATTCCTTTTTCTGATCCAGAGTGGTAAACTTGATTTCCTGAGTAGTGGTGTTTGAGTTATAATCAAACACTACAAACATTCGCGGTGGGACATCTTCATATTTAACTAGCTCAGTATCAACTCGACACCATTTATAAATAACACTTCCCCACCGTATATACACACAGTTACGTCCTTGCATAAAAATACTTTCATGTGCCACATGCATATCACAAATATCCTGACGAGGAGCTGGAGGGGCAATGTTGTCACGTTTAAAATAACACAGTTGTTTGTCTATGTCTCGTGGTGTCATTCGGTTGAAGAACAGGTAGACATACCGAAGTTGAGTAACTAGATTCAAAAACAATATCGTTTGTCCCTCCCGCGTATACATCTTGTGGAGTTTACATTTTTTTCTAAATACTTTTTATTCATTTGATTAAATGAATCATATAATATATTATTTTGCTAATTAAAATGGTGTCCCATGTATTTAAATTCCTGCTTATGTATGCTACTGGTTGGGGTGTATTTCTAACTGTAGCACAGAATACCTTATATAAGGACTCAAATGTAAAGAAAAAACAAATTCTGGACACAATAATTAAGAGAACCAATGAATCTGAGAACACATAATAAATGATTTTTGAAAACAACATGGATTATCCCAGTTTTACTAAAGAACGTGAAGAGCTCCGTCAGCGTTTTCAATAGCAAGTACGCCTATACTTTAACCATGCTTGACCGTATTATTCGAAGGAATATAATTAAAGAAGTACCACCTGTTGAACAAATGAAAACATGTGATTTTACAACAAAAAATGATTTTGAACATTGTCAGTGCTTGACAAAAAATTTGGAAATCTCTTGAGGAAAAATAAAATACGGTATCTTAAAATGATGCAGTTGTTAACTGTGCTATTGATGATATCACTAACAAGCACGTGTGTGGAATCCTACGATGTGGTTATTAAACATGGAAGTCATTCAGTAGTAATCATCCCAGGTGTTATTAATGACACTGCAAAAATTAATCTTTTACAAGATCTGCTGTTTGAACACAATACATATGAACTGTTTGCCAACACAATGTGTACCGAGTTATTACCATATACACCATTACATTCAGCGGTGGAAATTGTTCAGCAACAGCTTCAAGGTAAGGGTTACTATTTGTTTCCACAAACATGTCAATTCCTTTACAATAAGGAGCTCATGTATAGTATCGAGGTTCCTGACACGTATCCAATTGCATATCCATACATGGTTATTTGTGTGCCGATACATTATCTGATATTTTTAGCGACTGTATTATTAATATCATTAGCAATATACGCTCTTGTTAAAAGCTGTGTATCTTATGATACTCAACAGTTGATGCCACAACCATCAGCACCGCCTGAATATACATTGGTGGTTGATGATACAAAACAAGTTGTATAAACAATTATTATTTTAACTGAATTTAATAAGCTAATTAGCTTATTATTTAAATGAGTAATATCATCAAAGCATGTATGAATGGTGATGTAGACGGTATTGTAGCATTACTAGCTGAAGGGGTAAATGTTAACACTACTGATCATAATAACAAAACACTATTACATTACGCATCTTTAAATGGATATAAAGATATGGTGGAGGTGTTATTGGCTGGTGGAGCAAATGTTAATAAAACTGACGATGCTAATAAAACTGCACTGCATCTAGCTTCAATGAATGGACGTAGTGATGTAGTATTAACATTACTGGCTGGAGGTGCAAATGTTAACGCTGTCGATAATACTGGTAATACTCCATTACACCACGCATCTTCGTGGTTATATAAAGATGTAGTGGTAGTATTATTGGCTGGTGGAGCGAATGTTAACGCTGTTGATAATGATAATAATACCCCATTACATATTGCAAGTGTGTATGGAAGTACAATAATAGCTAAAGTGTTATTGGCTAGTGGAGCGAATATTAATGCGATAAATTATAGTAAATATACTCCATTGCATTATGCATCGATAAAAGGTTACAAACAACTTGCTCACTTTTTAATAGCTAAGGGAGCAAATGTTAACACCAGTGATTTTAAAGTCACTCCATTGCATTTTGCATGTGGACATGGACATACAGATATCGCAAAAGCGCTAATAGATAACGGTGCAAATGTTAATGCGTTTTGCGGTGTTACCCCACTACATTGCGCATCAGCTTATGGATATATGGATATTGTTATGATGTTATTAGCGAAGGGTGCAAATGTTAATATTATAGATAGCAGAGGTTATACTCCATCATGTCTTGCACATAAGGGTGGTTATATAAACGTTGTGAAAGTGTTAACAATAAACAACAACGATATGACAATATCTTGAAGTAAACATAATCGATACTTTTACCGCTATTGTGGTAAAAGAAGAATACTTTAATTCGAGTTCGTTAATTTCTGTAGCTATAAATGTCATTACCTCCAGTATTTGTGATGATGTATCGGATGACATTTCACCAGTGGTTAGAACGGGTTCCGTTCTGGTTATGGCAGCTGAATGTTCATCTTGGCATGTCATATCCGGAATTTGTAGACAAATTTCCACATAATCTCGCAGATATTAACAATATTCCTAATTATCTTATTGGTGAACAATCCTTTCGTTTACTTGTAGGTGAAACATTCCTAAGTCCAGAGTTTGTGCGCGATGAGTTTATACCGGTAAGTGTGTTTGATGTAAAACCGGTTATAACTTTAAATGTCTTCCAATCTCGCGTGGAGAAACTACCAGTGGCGCAACATTCCATCCTTGAGTTTTTGTGTCAGGAATATTTACATAACCTGGAGAGTGTTACTCCAATAATGACTATTTCTGTTCCTGGTATGGGTCGGTTTTTTATTTTACGGGATTATCTAAATAAATTTCCAGTAGAGGGTATTGGCGCTAAGCGTCATTATGCAACGTTGTTGGCACGAAAATTTACAGGCTGATGACAATGTTGGAATCATCTTTGATTTTTCAAATCCACATGTGTGGATTCCATATGAGACTGTTATCAGAGAGTTTATGAATGTATTGGAAGATAATAAAGATGTGGCTATGGTAGGTTTGGATAAGACTGGTTTACGTAACCGGGCTACTGAAGTTACAGCTAGTCTTGACAAGTTCTACCTGTGTCGAACTGAGGCTGTAATCGCTCATAACTATAATGTATTTCTAAGTTATCAACTGGAGGATATTGATGTTCAATATCATCTTGTTTGTGATGGTCAGTGGCAGTTACGGAAATTAGCCAATTACTCAGTGATGAACGCTCGGAACCCCACTGTAAAAATACAATGGCACAATACACCGGGAGTATGGGTTATACAGGCTTCTATTGATGTTGTTGATAGTTATACTGCATTGTATAGTCAGAAGTTACGTCCAATGCCGATTGTTAATTTTATCAACGCTTGAATCGAGATGATTATTTTTATCGACAGATATCTCCACGTAAACAAACATGTATGCCCGTATATACATTCCCTCGAATACCTCCCCAGCTTGTTCTTGATTATTGTGATACGCAATATCACCGAGAGCTTTACAGTCTTAATGTTGCTAGCCTTGAAGTTAAACAGTATTTGTGTAAACCAACTCTTGCGAAACGCCGAGATATCCCTCAAACAGAAGCTTGATCAGAAAGATCTTAATCCTAATATCGCCAATATGGAACATTTAAAATACACTAGAGGAACCCTGTTAGCGTATCTGTTATTGGAACTGCAAACTGATGGACGTTTGAACACCCTTGAAACACTGGAGAAACTTCTCACTCGGGATGTAGTTGCATATTGTATGGCACGGGCAGAATTACAGCATATTGTATATTGCTTGTGGATATACCATGAGTTTCCTAAGGATCTTATGGACACATTGCCCAAATTGTTTGTAGCCATTCCAATACTGGATTCATACTTACATAAACTAAATTCACGACAGTTACCATTTTCAATCGGTGATGATGAAGAGGTTTGGCGTATGAATCACCTTTATTCGGATCTTCGAGTGTTAATGGTATGGTATGTAAAATAAACCACTGATGTTCCACTTGATTAAGTGGAACTTATCGAAGATTAGGCAGTTTGTCGCATATATAGATTGAGGGTTGGATCAGGTGCAGTAGTGCTTATAAATGCCACTGTTTCATTACCTTCCATCCATGTGAATTGATTGCAAATACTTGCTTGCTGGTCACATATTCGAATGGCTTCAGTTAAAGTTGAAGCTGGGAAAGTGCACAGACCATCGCCACATCTGTTAATGGTACCACCTGTTCCCGGTAATACTAAATAATCCCCAGTGGGAGTGCATGTAGGACACTCATCAGGATTGATAAGTTTACTTCTCTGAACGAAATATAGAATAAGCATAATAATAAAGCCAATAAAGAAAAGAATCATAGCGATAATAATAAACCAGAACACGATACCTCTCGAGGACTCATCTTCATCATCGTCCATTTTTTAATGATCGCTAAATTATTCTCCACGCCATGTGAAAAATAAAATTAACAAAATAGCCTCAATAAATAATACCAATCCAACAGAGACTACAGCTACCACCCAATTAGGTAACATTTGCACACCGGTTTGATATACAGGTGGAATTCCAGGTTCAATCTCGCCAAGATAATCAGCAGGTATACAACCTACAGGACATATCATTTTAATATTCGATAAAAAGTATATTTTTTTCAGAAAAAGTGAGCGCATACTGATCAATATATGTTGTTAGACATCTTCACAAGTTTAACACAAAAATCTAATGTATATAGAATTTTTCTTTAATAATAATATCGCTGATACTCTGGTTGTAACGGCACTTGGTTACTTTGTATTCTTGGAATGTATCCATACTCAGCTGTTAGTTGTTGGAGATTTGCCTGAACATGAAGTGGTTCATACTCACTACCGGCACTAGCACCAGCCTCATTGCCATTACGTTTAACTCGTATAATTTTAACTGCTTTAACCCCACCTTTAATAGCTAACGGAGCCAGAAACGTTGCTACTTCCATTTTAGTTATACAAAAAAAAATCGGCACCTGATTAGATGCCGAAAAAAAATAAATAGTATGTTTTTAGTGAACATTGAGCACATTGACAATTGTTCCATATCTAACCTCGGGATAATCACCCGGATACACAATCTTCCCCTCATTGTTTGCGTTAGTTAACGTCTTCTTATACACTTCGGTTTTTCGCGCCAGAGCATCCAAGAGCTTCTGTTCATTGATATCCAAGTTTAAATACACCAGTTTTATAGTTGGAATACTCGCAGTGGTTACACGATCAATACGACCTTTTGCCTGGTGTAGATTTTGGATACTATAACTGGGAATAATAAAGCAATGCCGGGGTGAATCACCAACAGTGTCATCCAAAGAAATACTGCTCGCACCAGTGCCAATTGTAGAAACAAACACACGGCATGTGTCTTGTGTTTGAAACCTGTTGATATTGTGGTTTCTTTGAGTTACATTCATATCTCCCTGAATATGAACTACCCCAAACTTACCGAGCTCGTTCTTTACAATATCCACCTGTCCCTTACTGACACCATTGACAAAAATCACGATTTTGTCCTTGGATTTGGTAGTAAGTATTTTCCGTGCTTCTGGAACGATAGCATCTCGGATTTTATACACCTCCAGATCGTGGATTAAGGTTAGCACCTTGCTTCTCGTGTTGGCGTCGAGATTGGTTTCAATTTCACCGGTTTCAGGATCATAGTGTACAATATCCATCATAGACTTGATGATATCCCCGGCTAATATACCTTTGATTGGATCTATTGGTAAATAACTGGCTTCAAGCACAGGCTTGCTATCTAATGGACGCATCGAGAGTGTGTGTATAGGTGCGATATAATCCACATACCACTGAAAGAGAATACCCTTGATAGACTTTACGACTCCACTTCTACTCATAAGCTCTTCTGCAGTGGATAAGTCAGCATGAGGTGCTATTTTACGAATCTTTTCCATTATTTCGATAAATCCCTCATACATCATACCACGTTGGATATCATTGCGAGACATTTTCAAATTTGTGTAGATTCCGAATGTCTTCATCACATTGACAACCAATTCCTGCTTGTCGAAAGGTGTAGCTGATGTTTGTAACACTCGTGAGCGGTTATTGGGATCCTTATGCTCCACTATGGATAGAATCAGCTGATGCGCCAAAGTTGTGGTTGCATTATTGTTTTTGATCTTCTGAGACTCATCGAAGATGATCATTATGCCATCGTCCACAAGATCAAACCATTCCTGAGTTAATCTGTATTCATCCTGGATAATAACATCACCATCATCTGTTACAGACTGTGTTCGCACCTTTCGTATATATGGTAACAAAGGATTATCTCCTTTGACATTGGAGCCCACTCTCATCGACTCATACGTGGATGTGATGAAAATAGATGTACCCATCCGTTCAGCTGTCCGAAGCCAATGACCTTTAGCCGTTTTCTGACAAAATACAATCACAGGGATATCTAGATGCATCTGTAACGCTAAGGATGTAATTGTTTTGCCACATCCAGTTGACGAAGTGTCCATAATCGATCTTCGTATGGACATCATCTCAATAAGCCGATCTAAATGTTCACTCTGTTCCTGAGTCAGCACAATGTCAGTGTCACGTGCAGGTGTAACACTCTGATTGCGCGGAGGTGTTCTCGGAGATGAATTTTCTCGAACACTCACATCTGATGTTGACTTTGACACAATCCGCATATTACCCGGCTTAATCACTGTTGATGACCGCGAAGAGGACGGGACTCCATCTTCGCGGTCATCAGCTGGTGTCACTCGAGATGAGGTACGAATTTCTGGTGGAGGTGTAAGTTGCCGATAGTTTACCGAAGGAGGTGTCACTCGAGATGAAATACGGACCTGTGATGGAGGTGTCACTCGAGATGAAATACGGACCTGTGATGGAGGTGTAAGTCGTCGATAAGTGTCTACATTCGGAGTAGACACTTCAGATGGTTTTTTTCTGTCAGTTAACTCCGGCAATACCCGTGGTGGAGTTAACCTTTTACCACTGGGTCTGTTTTTGATCTTAATATTCGCCATGATCTCGTCAAGATTCACTGGGATATCCATAGTGATGTTTGGACTTAAAAACTTAAAAAATAAATCATTTTTTTTACACTCCTGTGGCGATACTAGAACAAAAAATTGTTGTATATGCATTTCCAATCCGTGCATTCAACCTTGCTGTAAAATAAACAATTAAAAATACTAACACTGGCGTTAAGAGACCTAAAAAATATGCCAATATCGCTAGCCAAAAATGGCTCTCCTCATCTTCGTCCATTTTGAACAGATATATTTTTTTGACTCAATTGAGCCAAAAAAATGGTAATTTAATACTCGTCTTCCTCTTGTTGTCCTTGCTGTTCGTTAATAGTTTCAATTACGGTTGTTAAGTAACTATCAATATCCTGATAAAGATCAGGATACAATTCCAAAATAGAATCGATTTTCTTATACAAGTCTGGATACTTGTTATAACCTGGTGCAGATGTATATTTGGTGGTAGTAGTTCTTGGTCGTCTAGTTTTTCCACCGTTGCTTTCAAGCTTCTCCCTTGCAGCGTCAATTGCCAGTTCACTCGAAGGTGATTGAAGAACCGCTAATACCAACCCTGCTTTATTTAATCCTGTAAGCTTTATTTTTGTCCCTTTTAAGAATTCCTTTAGTTCGGGAATAGTGAAAGCTTGTGTAAGCAAGGTTTCAGGATCTTCACCATTAGATGGTGAAGATCCTCTATTTGGCGAAGAGCGAACGTTACTCACGATTGTAGCCGATTTCCTTACTGGAACTTGAGTTCTACCACTTTCAGATGGAGAAGCACGAGCCGTGGATACGGGAGCACGAGTTGGACCAGCACGGTTTCCCGCTGGAGAAGCACGGTTTCCCGCTGGAGAAGCACGGTTTCCCGCTGGAGAAGCACGGTTTCCCGCTGGAGAAGCACGGTTTCCCGCTGGAGAAGCACGGTTATTTTCTATCTCCTCCTCATCGTCTGGAATAACCATCGATACTTCGACTTCCTCCCCTTCGGATTCAGGTTGCTCTTCTTCCTCGGATTCAGGTTCAGGTTCCACTTTCTTAACAATAACTGAACGTCTCAAACCAGTGCCAGTGCCAGCTGTGACACCTACCGCTAATGGTCGTTTGATCATTGCTGGCTTTGCTGTGGTAGCAATTGGTTCTTTTGCCAAGGTGAATTTATTTTGTGACTTTGCCAGGGGTGCAATTACACCAGATGCCACTTTTGATGATGATGCAACGTTTTTAGCCGTGGTGGCGTTGTTCAACAAAGGAACCTCATTAAACTCAGTATCGGAGTCTGAATAATCAGCCATTTTTTAAGTAGCAGTTATAAAACATTTTTTTATAAAAAAATTTCAATTAATCTATAATACCAAACTCCTTATTTTTTTGTGTGCTTAAAGCATCTCGACGTCCAGAAATAATAAAACTTAAATCCATGCTCAAATTGGCTATCATTTCGTCAGTAGGTTGTTTATTTGTGCGTAATAAATACTGTCTGAAAATAGCTACTTCACTAGCACAGTCGAAACAGTGATCTAAACCAGGAGCTTTTACTGTATGTTTATAGTAGCATGTTCGATCATACACATTATGTTGAAACATAATATCTTCATACCATTTGTTATCCCAAAGTTTCTTACCGCCTTCTGGGAAGGGAACCAATCGAGTTTCAGTGCTTGAAGGTTTTGCCCATGCTTGCTTGAAAATGATGCCATTTAGATAATTCATTGCCTCTGGAATAATTCCAGTAGTGTCTTCATTCTTATATGGCAGTCGAAATTTATATTGCGCACGACGAGGTCGAATAAGTTCATGCCAATGCATTTGAATATTCATATCTGACATAACTGCTTTTTCAAATGTACCATTTTTAATGTCCTCATCAGTTCCTGTGCGAATATCACTTAAGAATAGAGTTTTACTCTGAACATCGGGAGAGGATGGTGTATATTTGATCGCGATACTATCGGTAAAATATTCAGTGAATACTTTTACGTTGGGCATTTTAAATAACCGTTGATCCCAACCATTTGGAGCTGGATCGTAAAGATGAAATATCATCTCTGGAAACAGATTCGCAACAAATACAGTTCCAGTTCCAGGGGCAGCACCTGCATAAACAACGATGTCATTGGGTTGTGCAAACAAGGTAAGAAATTCAAGTAAACCAATTGCTAGTTTCCTTTGACCCCAACCCAATGTCGTCTTGAGTGTACCTTTACGTCTTTGATATTCCAACTCGGCAGTTTGTTCAACTCTTAATGTACGCCGTAATGAAGCCAAAGGAGGATTTTCACCATTCGAATACACAAGATATTGACGTAAGTGAGGATCTGCGGGGAGGGCGGCTTCTAATTTCAAAGCTTCGTAGTCCATTTTAATTGATTCTTTTTTATTTAAAAAATAATAAAAAAAATCATTGTCATCGGAAAAATGACTTCCGTGATTACTCACGTTCGACTTGCAAATGACAAGGAAAGTGACAGTGTTATTGCAACTGTATACACATATGATATTCGCACACAAGTAGGTAACGAATTTATTGGTAGTTTAATAGTTAAAAACAATATCGTTGTTAATGGAAGATATACACGAGGAACAGAGCAGACCCTTGATGATTTGCAACACTTTACGACTGCTACTGGGAGCGGATACAATGGAAGAATTCGGTCACTCCCTGCATACAGAGGTAGGAATTTGTTTGAAAATTGGTACCGAACAATTGAGGGTAAAGATATTAGGAGCGTAAAATGTTCATAATTGGCATTTTTTTTTACAGTTCTAAATCTAGAACTGTTTTTTATCCCTATAAAATGACACGAACTTTGTTCCTCTCCGGTGCTACCTTTTACATCTTTCTTGAGATGGGGGCGTTAAAACATATCTTATCTTTATCATCATATGATACATATTTTGGAACCAGCTCAGGATCTTTTCTCGCTTTAGCTTTAACATTGGGCTGGACACCAGATACGTTACTTGAATGGATGGTTTCAGTATCCAATACACTCTCCAGTGACTTATCGGAATCTGTATTCCGATTATTCTTTACAGGTGCCCTCATTTCCCGTAAGGGACAGGTTAATTTCATCAAGCGAATGATCAAGGCAAGTCCCGTATATAAGGAACATTTTTCAGGTTTGAAGATGAAAGAACTCACGTTTTCAAAACTAGCTGAGGTTGCAAAGAATAACTTCCTATGTAACGCTGTATGCTACGATACAACTCGAATCCAGATTTTTTCTGTGTATACGACACCTCAAGTTTCTGTTCACAATGCAGTTATGGCCAGTATGTCAATGATTGGCCTGTTCAAACCCACCGTAGTAGAAGGTATGAAATACATTGATGGGGGATTAATTGCTGATTATGCTTTGAGTCTCTTTGATCCCAACTCATATTTATATTACAAAACTATATATGAAAATGTTGACTTACCTGTTGACATCAACAATGCATGGGGATGTTTACACATGTCTCTGGACATCGTATATGGTAAAAATACCACAAGATCCGGTGAATGGTCATTTGCGAAATTATTGCAATTTCTACCTAAGATCCTTGATTACTATCAAATGGTCAATATTCGAGATGGATCAAAGTTTATCTTAACTAATCGCACATGGTATGTTAATGTGAACGGTATGTTGTTACACATACCAACGGTAACAAAAGCCAGACAGTTATATGACATCGGTTACAAACAAGCCTTCAGTCAAGGGGATAAAGGTATTAAAAGCTTTCCAAACCAATAATTAGTCACACATTTTCTGATTTATTACTCCAATCATTACATTTTCTACATAATGGTTTGTTATCATCAACACTTTCACTTGAAAATAACAAACCAACAATCATTACAAATCTTGTGCTTACATTTTAAGGTTCTTCAGTTGTAACAAATACACCATATAATGTATATTATTTAACTACTTCGAAAAATATATTCCATGTTTACAAGCGTATTCCAATCGTAATATTCTTGTTTGATTATTACCATCACCAGTAATAATTTCTTGTTTAATTTAAGTTATTTTATCTGTTTATCTTTATACTGTAAGTTATTTTTACAAAAAATGATTATTTAAAGAAATATTTTTACTTAAAAAAGTTAGTGTATAAAATATGAGCTTAAACGCAACAGCAGAGTTGATATATCAAGATTATCTTGATGGTATGTCGGTTGATGACTTGAAAACTAAGTATAAAGTCAAAAATCCTGAAACATTAATCAAGATCATGCATTATGCTTCTGTTGAACTTCGGCATATTATTATTGATAGAATTGGAATGATTCCAGCATATGATATCGTGAAAGTAAAAAATTCAGATCATCAGCATCATCTGTTTAATTTGGTTAATGGTGTTAAAGGTAATAAGTCAATGATCATCAAAGATGAAATTAGTAGACAGAATTTTCCTATTTATCGTCTTTCATTACCTATTGTAAACACCAGAAGACATACACCAGAAACATCGTATGAGAATACATTAGATACCATTACAATTAACGTTCTCAATTTAATTGAGAGTCAGATTTCAGGCACTGATTTAACGTTTGAGGATGTTTACTCACGTCTACCTGAACTAGCTAAAAAATGTAACCTACATATCATCGATTAATTTTTTACAACATGGGATAATTATTCCATGTTTTTTAGACCACTAAAAATGGCATTTCGATCCTTGGTTACTCGTGACAAATCCAATCCAATGTTAGATTTAAGCACACATCTAAATCAGGAACGGAGTTTCTATCCTGAAAGAAGTATGTTTATTGAACATACGAAAACTCCAAGTAACAAATATGAAGAAGAGTTTTTCAATCCGAAACCTTCTTCCACATTCACAAACGAAGCAAATACCTTTGAACCACTATCTTCAATGATACTCTCCGAATCTGATAACACTCCACAACAAAACGAGGAACTAACAGACGCTATCCTTAACTATCATTCTGCATATCATGAAGATAACAACTATCAAACACTGTTAAACTTAATCAGTGATGGTGTTCAACCTCATATGCAAGATTTGGTATTATCATTGCAAACTGGAGCTGATACACTGTTATTGTTACAAAATTACCAACCTACACTCAAGGAGTGGAACCAGTTATTAAAGGTTGCAGTTATTTTTGGAGTTACGGATGTTATTAATTTTATTATAGGACAGATTGGTAGTTTGCCTCCAATTTCAGAGTTTATAAACGATATTAATATCTCCCAGTTTCCTAATGTCATCCTTTCAAAATATCGATTAGGAAAGGATAACTTGCTTGAACTTACATCGATAGGTAACATCGGCGGTATTTTATATATTCTGGAATCGGGACTTCTCAACTATCAATCAGAAATTAACACTGTTAATCTTCATCGAATAATGCAAGTTCTTACTAACAATCTTAAAGTAGATGTATATTCACATGCATGTCAATATTGGTTGAAACGTATTAAGGGTAAACTTACTACGTTTAATCAACAAGATGCTATAAAATATAATGATACTCAAGCATTGAGTGTATTAATTAATGAACATCAGTTAACGGAACCATTACATATTGTTGCACATATACTCATGCAATATAAACGTTACCAACCTGTTAAGGAATATATACTTCAACAAGCTTTCACTTCCGTCAATATTCAGGGAATATATAATATGGCGATAGCATCCCAAGCACCTGTAGCATTTCTTAAATTTATTGAACATCATCAACCAGATGTAACCATTGTAACAGAAGCTATTCCAGCCAATGCAGCTGTTATCAACCATCTACTGGAAAGAAATCCAAATATTCTTCAAAGTATTCTTAACTCACTAAAGATTATTTACAACCCAAAACTTACTAAAGACTTACTTAATATTGGAGCATCTGTAACCAAAAAAGCAGTTACTAACGCTCTCCTAACTAATAACCTAGATACTCTGGAACTTATTCTTAAGCATGCAAGGGTTTCACTACCATATTCCGATCCTCATCTTACTCTACAACAATTACAACTCCTTCTAAACACACACATGATTCCGATTACAGAGGAACTCATTGAAGATCATCAAGATGTGCAAGCTATTGTTGATTATTTAACAACATTAAAACAACAACAACGAAAACCGTCACAAACACAAAAAGATATCCAAGCAAGTAAAATCTTTCTTGACAACTACAAACAATTTATTAAATCACCTTCAATACAAAAAGAACAGGAACTACTTCGAGAACTTAAAGGGATTTCAAAATTATTCCTAAATATACATACACCTTTACCTCAAGTGCCAAATGATTATTATTACCTTGCAAGTGTACTCCAAAATATACCTATATACTATACAGGTTTGAAACTCTAAGTAATTATTAGAAAAGTGTGAAAAACTCACCTTAATTAAGTTGATTATCTTTTTTTCTTTAAAGTTAAAACTGTAAACAATAATGCAGAAATATTTTTTCTGAAGCTAGTAAATACAATCATGTTTGGTGTATGTCAGCAACAAGTTTGTCAAGCACAATTAGGTCAAGGCTTGGGTCAAGGTCAAGGCTTGGGTCAAGGTCAAGGCTTGGGTCAAGGTCAAGGCTTGGGTCAAGGTCAAGGCTTGGGTCAAGGTCAAGGCTTGGGTCAAGGTCAAGGCTTGGGTCAAGGTCAAGGCTTGGGTCAAGGTCAAGGCTTGGGTCAAGGTCAAGGTCAATTGGTTCAAGCCTTGGTTCAGGCTTTGACTCGAGAAAAAGACCAAGGTCAATTGGTTCAAATCTTGAGCAAAGTCTTAAGTCAAGAAAAAGATCAAGGTCAATTGGTTCAAGTATTGAGTAAAGTCTTAAGTCAAGAAAAAGACCAAGGTCAATTGGTTCAAATCTTGAGCAAAGTCTTAAGTCAAGAAAAAGATCAAGGTCAATTGGTTCATGCCCTGATTCAGGCTTTGACTCGAGAAAAAGATCAAGGTCAATTGGTTCAAGTATTGAGTAAAGTCTTAAGTCAAGAAAAAGATCAAGGTCAATTGGTTCAAGTATTGAACAAAGCACGTAATGCCCCAGAACCCTGGGCTTCAATGACTAATATCGTCTCTGTAAGTCAGCGAGTTGAGAAGGCTATCAACGCTACTTCTTTTTTCCAGATTGAACGTAACCTTGGTCTTGCCTTGGAATCTTTAACAAATGCTATTGATTACCTCAGTAATGGTGTTGATAAATATCCGTTGCGCTCTATCGCATATAAGGCGGTTTTGTTACAGGCAAAGGGTGCTAAGCTTGAATTATTGGGATTGATGAAGAATGTTCCCAAACTTCGCTTTGAAAAATACCAACAGAATGATTTGTTGGACTTCCAAGCAACAATGGGTTCTCTTTACAACGACATTGCCAAATTACAATAAATTATCACAGTGTTCCCAAATTTGGGGACACAACATTTACGTATTTTTTATTCAAACTTGTTCATATACATGGCTTCATATTTACGCCAAATAACAATATCAGGCCATACTTGTTCATTCGGTTTATAGTCCCATGGTTTCTTATCACCAAAAAAGTGCAGGATTTTTGCATCTTCGGTTTTCATCTTCAAAAACTTCCAAGGAACTAAGCCATATTCCAAACCAACTTTTGTCCATCTATCACGATAGTAATATGCGAATATTTGTTCTTCAAATCCTGACTTGCAGTTTTTCATGTGAAATCCTTCATCGGTAAGCCTGACCAGATTGTTAAAATCATTCACGTTTGGTTCTAATACCATACTTGTCCCCCAACACACAAAGGAGTTGTTTAATGCATCATCCACAATTCTTGTTGGAACGTGTTGCCCATGTTTGAGTTCTGCCATATCTTTCATTGTTTTTGAAGTATACAACAATTCACCAGTGGTTTTATTGATTCCTGTTTGGAAAAACTCCCACAAGCCAGCTGGTGCTGGTAGATCAAACAGTTCATCACTATTACGAACAACAACAATATCAGTGTCAAGTAAAACAACCTTTCGATATTCTGTTAGGTTAACTGCGTTAAATTTGGTTGGAATATCGTTCATCCACCTACCATATTTATCCTGCTGTTTTCGGGACATTCGTGCCTTAAACTCTCCTCTAATATAGTTAATAGGTTTGACTTTAATCTTGTCACTCATTCTCCGTAGAGCTTCAAGAGCCTGAATAGATACATCACGTGTAACCATAACCACAATATCTGCCTTGGTGTTGGTTTCTAGTAAAGAATTGCAAAGGACAAGTGCTCCTCTCAAATAAGCATCGCCACGCATCAAAAGCATTACCCAAGCGTATTCAGCCATAGTGAAGCTCTTTATTAATAATTTAAATAAAAATAAAATCAATTTTTTAACTGGCATTAATTTACCACATGTGAGTTAACAAGTTCCAATACGAAGGTTATGTGGCAGTATGTGATGGTGTTGACGCTACCACTCCACCAACACCATATGAAGCTTCAGTTCCCGCGAGATTAATGTTGGATCCATTTGAGTTAGATTCATACGTATCCATAGCTATCTGAGCAGCTTCTAAGTAGGGAGCTGGGATGGTTATCGTGGGTTTAGGGATAAACGCGTAGTTATTTCCAAATGGATATCCAGACTGCATTTTTAAGGAGACCAAATTTTGAACAAATGTTACCAATTTAACATTGAAGCTAAGACCATTTCTCCTGTTTTTTTATCCAATGAATGGATATTCTTTCGCAGGAAATTCTTCTGTTCATGTGTGAGATTGACCATGTCTAATAAATTATATGGAAGATGATTATAATTACGAATACAAAAAAGAAGTGTTGGCAGATCGATAACCACCTTCCAATGAATATACCATCTGAAGACATTGTTTTCAACACAGTCGACTTTTGGAAGGATGAGTGCTAACAATTTATTAAGCAACCGATGAATTCTATCATTGTTTGGATATTCTGTATTGTGAACTGTGACTAAGGTATATAAGTTTAAACAACCTGTGTATAATGGTGTGCTAATAATCTTGTTCTTGATTAAACTTTCAATTGACTTGAAGGTGTAATTAGCTACTTTCCGTTGGAGATTACCCGAAGAGAGGAGGTGTGAAGTGAATTTGTTTAATTCTGGAGGGGGTATTACTCGAGAACCCCCAAGCTTAGTATATTCATTAAGCAACAATACATGCCAATTGTTAATGTGTGTAATATTATTTGGCAGTAAATAATCTATACCGGATGGATTTACAAATTCCTTAAATATAAGGAATTTGTTTGGTTTAGATATTTTAGCTCCCATTTGTGAAAGGCTCAAAAATAAAGATTTCAGAATCATCACCTCAGAGTTACATGTCATCAACCTCTTCACCCATGCCATCTGTCATCGCCCACCAATTACTTTTCGGTGTCTCAACTTTAGCAGTTGGTTGGAGTTTTTGACGTGAAATTTCATCCCCCGCGAGCCGATCTGCTGTTTCATTCCATTTGTTGCCATTATGACCTCTAATATGAACAAGTTTGATGTTGGGTTTGACTTTTAGCTGTTCGTAGATAGGTCTGAGAATATGTTGATTTTTAACTTCCTGTCCATTAGATGTCCGCCACCCGTTCTTTTCCCAACCTTGAATCCAGATTGTTAACGATTTGACAGCATATTCCGAATCAGACAATATGGTTACCGACTCTGAGTCATTCACAGACTCAACAGCCTTTAGAATAGCTGTTAGCTCTCCAGTGTTGTTAGAATACTTACCATTAACAAGTCCAGACTCCTCCTTGATCTTCTGATCGTTTTTAACATATACCGCTGCCCAACTCGAGATCCCATTGTTGAAAGAGCCATCAGTATAGATTTGAAGCTCATCTACGCTTGATGAAAGTTCCTTTTTATCAATAAATTTCAATGCCTCCTCATAGGTTATGAACTTCTTGAACTGCGCCCCGTAATATCCTTTAACTTCATTGTTACATGCAGGCCAATTGTCGTAAACTCCAGGATTACGACCAACTCTAACGGCATAGTAAGGCATTTTTATATAACGATTTATATTATAAAAAAAATAAATATATATATATGTCAATTATCTAATTTTGACAACTGTTATCGAAAATTTAATAACTCATTAGATATAAAATTTTGGGGTAAAATACCCGTGTGAAGATACGTGAAAACCCATCATTGACAAACAGTATATCATCATTGACAAACAGTATATCATCATTGACAAACAGTATATCATCATTGACAAACGGTATATCATCATTGACAAACAGTATATCATCATTGACAAACAGTATATCATCACTATCTTATTAGTTAGTGAAGAACATCTCCATTTGCAAAAAGTACT